TTGTGCCAGGAAATGACTTGATGACTGCCGGTCCTGTCACTTGCTTTGCTGGCTCACCTTCTTGAGAGATGGCAACCGTTCCAGATGCGACAACATAGAAGTGCTCTTTTTTATGCACCTTCCCAACGATCAAGGCATCCTTGCATCGCTTGACCTCACGGCAATACATGCCGCCGTGAAAGTAGTGGTTGGTTTCTGGCTCATATTGAGGAAGCTGACTGATGGCCTTTTGAATCTGTTCAACAGCTTCGCAATGAGGCTGCGCAATTCCAGAAAGCACGTCAAAGGAATGGCTTGTGGTGACGTTCACGCATTCACTCCTTCAGCGCCGGAAACAATGAAAGTCATCAGTTGATCTCACGGCCCGACATTCGAATCACCAAAGCCGATGCGGTGCCTGCCAATGTGCTGACAAAGTCCCCTGAAGCTAGGTATTGCCCTACGATTTCAGGAAATATCTCGGTTGATCCAGCCGCGACGCTCTTTTGGTATGTGATCGCATTCGATGCGCCTGCAACACCAGCACTTGGCACGATTCGGATAGTCAGCACTGCCGCAGAACCCGTGACATTTGTTGCCGTGAACTTGTCAATGATGGTCTTGACATTCGTTGCCGTGTATTGGGTCGTTTCGGCGTTTTCTGCGTACTTCGCCTGGACAAGCGGCCTTGCTGTGACGGTCATAACAATCCTTGCTTCAAAGCCTCAACCTCGATCAAAAGCGCTTGCACTTGAGCCTCTAGGGCTTCAAGTCTTCCGCTTTGATCTTCAGTGGGCGTAAAAAAAACACCCGTAGGCGCTTGGTCTTGGGGTTCGGCTTGCGCCTGCGATGGGGGGGCCTGGTTCAGCTCATCCCTGATTCGATAGACATCTAGTTTTATTTCCTCAATGCCTGCGTCATCGTGTAGATCAGCAGCTAACTCGTTGTTTGTTTGACCATCGTCGCCACCGACACGAACAAACACTTGCTCGAAGAAGCGGTACCACTCACGAGTAATCACCCCGGTATTCGGGTCAACCAGTGGAACCCGTACCGGCTGCTTGTTGACGCTGCTCATACTTCGTCAATCACCGCAGAGAGCAAATCACAGGAAACGTCATCAGTTACCCGGATGTGCCAAACACGGTCACGCGCAGCGCCGAGCATGTTCGCCCGTGCTCTGGCCTTGTGTTGGCCGATCTTGCCGAGCGTCAACAAACGCCAGTTACCCCAGGTCTTGCCGCCATCGTCCGAGTAACGCAGCATCAAGTTAGCCTCATCACCTGGCGCGATACCCTGACCCACGCCGCATTCAATTTGCAGCGATCCAACACGCTGACGGGCCAATGAAGGCACAGCGAAATGCGGGGTGATCCGGTCACGGACCAATGTGTCGCCGTTGTTCGTGTTCTTGCTAACGTCCAACTCGTACAGGTTGCCGTCAGCATCACCAACAACATGACGGCCATAGACGAAGGCGTGACACGTTGCGCGCCATGGCTGATAGTCACCGTCAACCAACTCAGCACGTTCATGCCAAAGCCCCGAGGTGACCTCATAGACCCAAGTGGTAGACAAGCCAGGAACGTTCAGCACATAGAACGTCAGTCCGTCTTGGTGATACGTGAAAGCCGTTGCGCCGGTCAGGTCTTCGATCTGCTCAAGCAACTCTTCCAGCGCATGCGTCGAAATGCGCTGAGGCTGATAGGCGGACATGGAAAAGACAGCCGCCGCACCTTGCTCATCACGCCCCAACCAGAAAGCAACGCCGCCGATCTTTTGCAGTGAATGCGTAGCCGCGCAGCCAACTTCGATATTGGCCCCATCGTTGCGAGACAGAGGGAAATCTGCCCCGCCCGCGTCATACCAAACCTCGCCCGTGTTCTGCTTGAGTATCAGTAACTCACGGTGTTTGACCAGCCAAGAGACGATGTTGCCGGTAGAGCCTTCAGCCGTTGCAAAGTCCAGCGCATCAAGGGCTGTGAAATCTTGGTTGCCGCTCAGGTAGAACTGAGTCGAATCAGGTTCAGCAAACACGCCAAACCCATCAAGAACATCCACCCGATCAGATCCGCGCCAGTTTGTTGAAATGGACGCTGTCGTCAGCGTATCCAAGTCATACGCATATCCAGTAGATCCGCAAGCAATGGCAATCTGTGTTTCGTTGACTGACAAGCCAACAGGATCAGAGCCAGCGCTTACGCTTCCTCTGTTTGTCGACGACCATGCGCTAGACACTTGGTAGAACGTGCCACCAGCAACCGCATAAAGGCCATTGCGAGCCATAACCAGGCCACGCACAGCACCGCCCAAGTTGCACAGGTAGCGCAATCCGGGAATCTGCTTCAAATAGCCTTGATTGCCGCCTTTACCGCTGCCTGATTCGATCACGACAGGCATGTAATTGACGGTTCGCTCTGCGTCGGCTTTGTTAAACCGAAGCGAGTACGAGGGGCCGACTAGGGGTAGTGCTGGCATCAGTCGTCCACGCTGAAGCTAATGGGGGCCGTTGAGATTGAGTACTCAAGCGCACGCTCACGTTTGATTGCCCATCGATTCGCAATTTCGGCACGCACATCAGGTGGAGTGCTTGAAAACTTCAAGCTCAACTCGTTTGCAACTCCGTAACCCAATGGATTGATCCAGTGCTGAGGAACATTCGGCGTTGTGCTGCCTGATGCGTCATCAATGATCTTTTGATACTGGATCGTGAGCGTCGGAGCATCTACAGGCGTCGGGTAGAGCCAAACGTACTTGTCTGGACTCACATAGAAGTGAGTAGGCGCACCAGTAGCAAGAGAGCGGCCAGGATTAGCGATCCACTCAGCATGAGTAAGCTGAGTCAAAGCCGACTTATTCCCACTCGATGTGATCCAAATTGACGGGAACGCAAAGTAATCAGCAGGAAGCGCAATGGTCTGACCACTAACCCATGCAAATGCCGTTTCGCTTGACAGCTTGGGCCACGAGTAGCCATACAAAGGCAACTCTTTAAGGACCGAATCAAGCGCACGCAACGCCAATGCCAATTCTTCGCCGCCTGCATCCTCGACAACGTCAAGAACGCCCAAATGGTGAAGCGCATCCGAGCAAATCTCGGTGGCTGTTTCGGTCCAGTTTGTAGACATTACAGCGGCTCAACCGTGTAGTTGTACTGAGGGATGCGAACATCGCGGCGCTTGCCGTTTTCGTCCTGCACTTGGGTTGTGATCACCGCATCACGCACAACGCCGAGAAAATTCTCGTCAATGGTTGTTTCGACGTTTCTCTTGTAAATGTTCAACACGAAGTTATGGACCACCTCAACGTCATGGCCTTCGCCGTGGAAGGTGATCTTGTATTGCTTCAGCTTCTTGGCCTTGCCTTCTGCCTTAGCTTCTTTGACTTCTGCGACTTCACTCATTTCAAACTCTCCATAAAAAAAGCCCGCTGTTTAGGCGGGCTTGTTGTTAATCGATACGGCTATTAGGCGTAGGCTTCCCAATAGAACGTCTTCGATGCTGGGATGGTGGTTGCGGTAACTGTGAAGGTGTTGCCACTCACTGCGATACCGTTGGTGGTTTCAAGCGTCACCGTGCCCGCTGCAACTGTGTGCAAAGACGATGCAGAAGCCATGCCTTCAAACCATTCATCTTGGATGCGGTCTGTCAGGTTGACAAAACGAACCTTGCGAGGAGCAAAGCCAAGCGTGAAGGTTGTTGCAGCAGCTGCGCCGCCATCAGTCACAACCTTGCCAACTGCAAAGTTGCTAACGCCGTTTGCGTTAGATTGGGTGTTTGTGGTCAATGCCATGTCAGTTCCTTGATTGAAAAGGCCCGCACTAAGGCGGGCCGTTTACTTAGGCAGATGCCAACGATTCCAGACGAACCATCCATGTCTGATTCAGAATGGTGGTGATGGTCGTAGCCTTCCAGCCAACAGTCGAACGCTGCTCCAGTGGGTCAGCAGTACCAGCAGAACCCAATGGTTTCACATAAGTGTTCATGGCATTGCCAGACAAAGGAGATAGGCCGTAGGCTTCAGCGCCAAAGATCAGCGTTGCATAAACGTCGTTCTTGGTGACGCCCTTGTATCCAACGGTCAATGCGGTAGTTGCATCAGTCCAAATCTTGGCGTTGGTGCTGGTCACAAAGCGGATGTTCTTGTAAGCGCCGATCTCGTCTTCAATCACACCCATTTGAGCGGGGTAGTCAGACACTGGCTTGAAGCCGCTGATTGCTTCCAGATCGTATTCAACATCGGGGTGAACAATGGCGATGTAAGCCTTGCGGATCGCGCCAGTTCCAACACCGTCAGAAGGAGGGATACCCTCTTTCATAAACTTGGCGTTTTGGCCCTTCAGGTAGCGAATGGCCTTATCCAAGTCTGGGCCGGTGATCTTGTTGACCAGAGCCAAACGGTTAGCCACGCCGGAAGCGTAGGCCGCGTTAGAGCCAGCAACCAACACATCACGACGCACTTGGTCGATGGTGGTGCCCGCTTGGTCACCCAACACGTCGGTGGCTTCGGTCACCACTGGGTCTTGGTTGGTCAGGCTCACCATGTCAGACAAGGTGATGTAGTCGCCGTACTGAACCAAGGTAGAGGTGATGTCGGTCACAGCCAAGCTGGAGCCGGAAGGTGTGACGCCTTCGGTCAGTGCAGTGGTTGCTGCGGCCAACTGGCTATAGCGACGGAACTTGATTTGGTTGCCGCTGCGAGCCGAGATAGGACGCTTCTGACCAAAGCGGCCATGAACGTCATTCGGTTGAGCGCGAGACAGCAAATTGCGGTCATAGAAAGTTTGTACGCCTGGGGCGACTTGAGACAGAGTAGTGGTACCCATGATTCATTCCTTCGGGTTAGTAACCCTTTACGCGACGCACTTCCTTTTGGAATTCGGCGTCTGACATGTTTTGAATGCGCTGAACCTCCGCAAGGGCTGCATCTACTGGCGCAACTGCACCAGATCGACCAGCCCCAGGGACGGACATCGCGGACTTTTGAGACATCTTTGCGGCCTCGGCTGCGAATCGCTTGCCAATCTGCCGCTCTGCATGTGCGAGCTTTCCTTCGGTGATGACACGGATAGCTTCGAGAGGGTTGCTCTTAGCGTCGCCAAGTTTGTCAAGGCGTGCGGCTAAGTCTTTTTCAAGTTCTGGATCGATGTCCTTTGAGAAGATCCCAGGGTGGGCCTTGTCAATGGTTTCCATCCAAACTGAATGCTCATCTTCTGCTTGATGGCGTGGCGTTGGATCGTTTGCAACGTAGCGGATCGCATCGGCCAATTCTGGATTTGTGTCCAAAATAGCTGGCCGCATTGCCTCGCGCTGTTGCTGCTCTTTCTCGCGCCTGAGTTGCGCCGCCTCTTGTGCCATCCGAGTCGCCCAGGCTTGGTTATCCTTGGCGATCTTTTCGGCCTTATCAAGACGCGCTTTGATCTCCGCCAACTCGTCTACAGACTGCGTTGCCTCTTGAGTTGCTTGCTGTTCTTGTGGTTGATCGGTAGTGGCCTGAGTGGCCGTCGCATCAACTTCACCAGCAGGCAATGTGCTTTCTTGCTGATACTCCGTGTTGTCTGACATGCAAACTCCTGCGGGTCGGTTTCCCGATAGTCCGTAAATACTTGCCGGGGCTTATTCAGCTAGTCCGGCGCTTATGCTTTCTCGCTCCTGTTTGAGCGTTTCCGGCAATTCCTTGAGATCACGCAAAGCCTTGATGCGCCCGCGTGTCTGCTCGTTGTCTTGAGCAATCAATGACTGAGTGAGCGAGTCAATCCGCTCATTGATCTCAGCCAATAAAAAAGGCCACCCGGTTTGGATGGCCCCTAATGCTTGATCAATCTGGTTGATCCGCTCAGATGGATTCATTCAACTAGCCTCTTGGGCGGTTAGTTGTTTGTGCTCTTGCTGTGTTTGCATGAAAAGAGCCTTGGCTCTATCAGCCTCCTGCCTGATCTGCCTTTTCAGCGCATCAGGAACTGGCATTGGCCGAAACACCTCCATCTGCTCAAAGCGGAGGTATTTCCGTCGCATTCAAAACCGCACTGCTGCTGTTGGGGTTTGGTTGGCATGGGTTATGCCGTGATGATTGATCCACCACCGTCAACTTGATCTGCACCAACACAGTCATATTTGTAGATGGTCGATCCGGACAGGGCTACAAACCCAGATCCAGGACGTGTGATACCGCTTGGTCGATCAAGATCACCATAGCTGCCATACGTCTGCGTACAGACCCCAACCGCAATGGTGCTCGCGTTTGCATGGGCGTAGTCGCCGCCGTAGTTCTTGAAGTAACGACCGTTAAGGTCCAGCAGCACCCCGGCATCGTGGATGGTTGCGCCGTTGTTGCTGTTGGATGTCGTGACGACACCGTTGCCATATCCGAGGCAGTCAATATGCACAGCCTTTGGGGCGACGGACCCGCCGTTGTGGTAGTTGAACCCGTCCTTTTGAGACTTGGCGGCGACACATTTGTTCATGACAACAAGCGCGCTATCCAAGCCAACCACATTGTCAATGTAGGTTGAACTTGTGCTGAAATTGAACTTGCAATTTTCAGCGTAGGTTTTGCCGGTAGTGTTGTTCTGGATTTGAAAGCACCCTGAAGACCCACCCATTTGAGTGATATTGAACAGGTGCATGTTGCCGCTGTTCGTGCCGATGATCCCAGAGATCGTTGTCAGCAAGGCCAGCGTGTTTGCGTCCGAGACAACCGCGCCGTCTGTTCGATTCACGTACAAGGTCGTACCGTCCGAGTACCAAGTCCCGGGTGCTGCGCGACATGCGGCAAGGGAGGCGGCGAGCGTCAGTTCGTTGTAATCACCATCTGCATCGAACGCGGCCAAATCCAAAACGCGCTTGGTGTTAGATCGTGCAGTTGAGTAAGTGGTGCCAGAGTCAAGCACCCATGTCAGCGCGTTGCCGGTGTGGCAAATAACCTGCCCGCCGATACCACGAAAAACGCATGACTGAGTTGGGGTCACGCCTGCGCCGTTGTTTGAGAACCCGTTTGCACGGGGATACCAACCCGCAGCGATGTTGACTGTGTAGGGGACCGCTGCGGCATTTCCAGCCTGCGTCGCCTTGTAAATAGATTTGAAGGCAAGCGCCCAAGTCGATCCGTTGTTTGCATCGACCCCGTTAACCACATCGACGTAGTATTGCGTCGCGCCTGCTCGTGGGTCCATTGGCACGAGAGTTACTGGGTCACACCCAAGCTGGGCGCGACCTCCCGAAATGATAACGGGCACGCCTGGGATAAGGGCTTGCGCACGAGCTGGCAGACTGACAACACGCACAGCTTGTACAGCCGCCCGGCTCGGATCGTCCAGCGCCGTTTGGCCGGATGCCGCCAGCGCGGTATCGATTGGTATTGGTTGCCCGTCTGACACCTCGTACGCGCCATCACGCACCGTTGCTGTAATTCGCGCAACACCAGCCGCGCTGAACGGGCCATAAGTAGCCGAACCATGAATTGATCCGATGGTTGCGCCAGCAGTCAGGCCAAGACCTGAAACGCATTCAACCGCGACAGTTCCAGTCGTGTTGATAGCAATGGTCTGACCAACAGAAAGGTTGACCGTAATCGGCGCGCCTAGATAGACGATATTCATGGTGTTTGATCCTGCTCAGGCGTAAAAAAACCCGCTTGTGCGGGTTGTTCTGGCTGTGGTTCTTCAGTTGGTGGAGGGCCGTACTCTTGCGCCTCAATCGGCATTTCTGGCACTGACTCTGGTGGCTCTGACTGCTCGTAATCTGGAGGCGCAATGTCGGGCGTTTGCATGGCCTGGATGCCTACAGTTTGCGCAACAGCAATCAGCTCATTTGCCTCCAAATATGGGATGACGACCTTCAAGCGCTCTGTTTCTGCCTTGAACTGGTCAACCTGCTGGCTCTTGCGCAATTCTTCGATGTGATCCGCTCCAGCGTCAAGCGCTTGGCTCATTTGCTGGATCTGCTCTTGCATCTGCTGCATTTGCTGCTGAACCTGCGGAGGCAAAGAGTCGGCCTTGTCATCCTCAATGATTGGGGACTCGCGGCCAATTTCCATCACATCCCATGTTTGCTGAAGCAACTCGCGTGCGTCAATCAATGGGGCTGTTGCAGGATTGGACAGAGCGAATTCAGAGAAGGCGCGTATCTTGTTCGTCAGCACTTCTTTTTGCATGAAGGATGAAACGCCGGTTGCCTTCCACTCCATGAATGAAGTTTTGCCAAACTGCTTGATCTGTTGCCAGATTCGCGCAATCTTGTCACCGTGGATCTTTTGGACTGTCTCAACTTCGAGGTACTTCAAGTCCCATTCAATCGTGCGCTCGACAATCTCTTCAATCCAAAGCTCGTCAATGTTCTGAATGACCTCTTTGATCGGCAAGCTAGATGCCGACATGATCATGCTGATCCCTGTTGCCGTCTTGTTCAGGTGGCTTGCGTCATCGCCTTGGGTGTACTTCGTGATCCCTGTGTCGTCGTCTGAGAACTGCTCAGAGACGCGAATCACATCAAGCCAGCCGCCCGTAACGTCAGGCTCAGGGTTGTACATGATGGCCGTCTTGCGCTCTTCAGGCGACAGACCGGGCTTCATTTGGTAGACCTTGCCGGGGAACTTGCGGAAATCCTCAGTTGCCAGGAACTTTGAGCGGTCTACTGTCGACGTGCCAAGCAGGGCCATGCCCTTGCCTTCCATGAACAGGCGGAAAGCGGCATTCGTTACCTTTTGGTGCGGCGCATTGTTCTCAGCAACGCCAACGCCCCACATTTCATGCTCGATGGCCTCATACAAGCAGCGCATTGCAGCGCTCTTGCCGCTGTATGGGCTCTCGTCAGCCTTGACGACGACGCCGCCTGCCATGATCACGATGGCGTCAACTAGATCGCCTTCGTCCGCCTCATCGGATGCGGTTTCTGTTTCGTTTTCTTGGCTGGATTCCTTGAGCATTGACGCCGGAACCTTGCCAAAGAATCGGGCAACCTTAATGCGCTCGTTTGTATGCCAAAACTCGACATTGCCGCGCAACTTGCCCGCCGTGTCCGACCCTGGCTCTTGACCGCGATCACCCGGGCCGGTCAGCGCCTGATCTACGTTCTTGTAAGCCTTGTCGTTCTTCCACGCTGCAATTGTGTGTGGCGACTCCATGGTCATCCAAAACACGCCCAAACCAGACTCAACGTCGCGGGCCTCTGGGTCTGGATACACGTCAAGCGTGCTGGCCAGATCGAAGTACGGCGAGTCAAACTCGTACTTTTGCTCGACCAACTGCGTGAAGCCAGCCGAGTTGTCAGCGCTTGTCTCGTACAGGCACTCTTTGCGCACGAACGGACCGAAGATGAATCCTGTGCCGTATGTGGCGAGCGTGTTGACGCCAGTTTTGAGCAGAGACTTCAAGCCCATGCGGTCAAACTGCTCAGTCAGGATATCCTCGACTGCGTCCGCGTATGGGGCCAGATCTTCATTTGTTGGCTCTGTGTCAAACGGCAAAAGGCCATTGCCGAACAGGGCATCATTGATCTTTGCTCGCGCTGATCTGACCTTGTTGCGAGTCGATCCAATGAACAAGCCGCCCGCCTTCTTGGCCTTCGCTGCGCCTGTGCCCTTGGTGTCGTCATCGCGTGGAATGCGCATGACGTCTTGGTAGCACTCAAGCATTTTCAACTCTTGAGGCGAACGCGCCTTTTCCCAATCGACAAGACGGCCTTCTAGCAGGCTTGCCAATGCGGAGTAGTTATCAAGTGTTGTCATGCTTAGAAATAGCAGCCGTCTTCGTTTGGTGTGATTTGCTCGATTTGTGCAACTGATTCGGTATCGCGCTTAGACACTGCGTAGCGCCTCATCATGTAGGCGTATCTAGTAGCGTCTAGCAAGTCGTCTTTTACCTTGTTGATCTTTCCGTTTTCGTCTCGGTGGTACTGCAAGAACTCGTCAAACCAGTCACGCAGACCAGCAAACACCTTGAACTTGCCTTTGATCATCAGGTCTCTGATTTCCATCAGGCCGACCTCAACACCGTTTCCACCATCGGGCCACGTTGCGTGCTCTGACAAAAGCGTGAAACCCGCTTCGTCGTAGTACTTCTTGACTTCTTTGGCCCCGCCCTTTTCCGTCTGCAAGCCGTCAGCAGGCCATGCAGTAGGAACGCCTTTAGCCCAACTCTTCACCGCTCCCCAAGCCTCAATCGGGCTGGTTTGCGACTTCTTCCATGCGTGCGTCACATAGAACATGTCGTTTTCACGGTCCCATGCAAGTTGCACTTGGCTTTGAGGGTGATCCCAACCAAAGTCCATGCCATCAATGACGGCCCAATGCCTTGGTATCTCAAACGCCTCGCATGTAATCTTGTCTTCTGCGATGTCGTAGATCCGGCCATGGCCTAGCATTGGTATGCCCTTTGTCCGCATGTCCCGCTGATGAGCCGGGAAGCTAGCAAGCAAGTCTTCTTTCACCTTTGCATCAAGGTGTGGCGCATCGTCCCAACCCTTTTGCATGCAAATCTGTGCGCGGCTTGGTGTGTCCATGAACTGTATAACCAGATCCGTGCGTCCGTTCTCAGGGGTGAACGTCAGAATCCCGCGACCGCCCCGCCCTTTGTCCCCTGACGCAGTACGGACAAGCACTTGAGGGAAAATCGTTGCGTCTCGTGGCTCTTCGTCAATGTGATACCAGTCAACGCCATCGCCCATCAGAGCGTGTTGGCCCTGGCTGTAGCTCCAAAACTGAAGCCGAGCCACGCCACCACTTGAATGACGGACCAAAACAGTCCGAAGCGCATTCGGCGTGCCGGTCATTGACTCATAGCCAACTATCCGATCAGCCGGGATCAACCCGCCTTCAAACGTGTCACCGTTCTTGCGCCCAACAATTGGAGCCTGGAGCAAGTCCCGTGTTTTCTCGCCTGAGTAGCCCAAACACCATATCAACGGTGGATGGTCAAACCGATACCCCACCCACCCTTCCGGGTAGTCGCCTAGCGCATGGATCGCATCCACATATGTGCCGGTCCACGTCTTGCCAATCCGATTAGCCGCAATCAGGCAAACCTGCGTAAACGTCTTGGTGTACGCGATGAACTCAAGCTGCCAGCGATACAACAGGCTGAACTGCGTCTTGTACCTGTTTGCCTTTGCCCTGCGCTCTTTTTCTTCAAGCAGAGCCAGCAACGCTAGCTTATCTTCCCGATTCACGACAGGCCCAATGCCGCTTTCTTTGCCGCAATCTCTCGGTCTAATTCTTCGTCGCTCTTAAGGTGCAAACTGCCAGAAACCTCGACACTTGTCTTTGAGCCGTACACCTTGGGCTTCAGCTTTTCAGCTCTCCACCTCTGCGACTCAAGCACAACACGCGCAGCATCAGGGCGAAGATCACCAACAGAGACACGCGCCTCAATGTCCGCCATTCCATCAAAGATCCCATCGGCCTGCGCTTCGCGTGCGCGCGCGTACTTGGCGGAAAAGTCTGCGTCATCTTGCAGCCAGTTTTCAACGGTTGACCTGTCAGGCATTCCGCCATCACTGCAAATCGCCCTCAAGCTCTCGCCATCGGCAATGCGTTTTAGGATCTCGTCCCTTGTCTCTGGTGGATACATGATTGCTGCGAGTCCTTGCGGATAGTTCGCCGATAAGATCCCTCCCGCCTCTTTCCCTGCTCGGGGAGCATGAGTAGGGCGATTCCCTATGCGTCGGGGTGTGTGGGACTGTTTTCGTGCTCCCTACACGGCACCTAGCCTGCGGTGCTGGGCTTTGCGCCCTGATGCAGACGAAACGGCGGCTGAAATGCAAAAACCCGCCAGATCGCTCTAAGCGGGTTTCTTTAGTGGCACTTGCCCGACGCAATTAAAGCGCAGTTTTGGCGCGCTTGTCAAGCGCTTCTACATTAACCCACGCGCTTGGATCAAGCTTGTTGTCTTTGCTCTGGCTTCTGCCACGATCTTTGCCAGTTCTAAAGGATCAAGCGGAAGTCGTTGAGAGCCCCATTCGTTAGTGCCTGCTTTCAGGTTTTTGGCATTGATGTGGATTGCGGTCTTGTATGGGTCTTGGAGTGATTGGACAACTGAGTCCACAGCCGCGCCTAGTTCCGCGTCCACGTCACCGTCTAGCGCACCGTTGTCGGTGTCGTACTGTCGGCTAACCCGGTATAGCTTCATTCCTGCTGCCTCTGACGGATAGCCCTGCCCTACTTGCTCGGCGCTTGCCCAGTTGTGCCAGATCACCAAGAGCGCATCAAGGCTTGCTTCGGTTGTTTGCGTTGCTTCGTCAATCATGCTTTCTCCAATTCCTTGATCAGTCTCTTGGCTACCGCTTCAATTGCGGCGAGTTCTTCTCTCGTCCATTTGTGAACCGGTTGCGGGCCTTCCAGCCTCAACACCTCGGCTTCGCCGATCTTTTGAATCAGGTTCGCCCTATAGCGCAGGAGGTTTCCGCTTTTGTGCTGGTTACACACAGAACACTGCTTGTGGATGTTGGCAAAGTCATACCGAAGTGAAGAATCCGAACCAACCGAAATAAAGTGCCCCGCGTCCCATTGCGCTGCATGGTGGGTACCGCAGGAAATACAAGGGGCTTCTGCGTCGCGGGTTCGGATGTACTTGTGAACCGCGATCTTGGTTTTGGAGTGGAACCACTTGAGCGGCTTCAATTCCTCGCGCTTGGCTCGGTCTGCCTTGCGCTGTTCCTGGCGCTGCTTTGTCTCTGCCTGCTCCTTCTTGGCCCTGGCGATCAGTAGCCCGCACTCTGGTGAGCACCAGCACTGAAAAGGCCTAGCAGGAGAGAACACGACGCCGCAGCCTTTGGCCTTGCACTTCTTTTGTTTCATATCAGATCCATTTGCCTTGGGTCTTTTGTGTGTTCTGATGGCTTCACTTTTGACAATGAATGCTCGACAAAACCAGCCAGCTTTGCGCATTTTGGCCCCCATGCTTGCGGGCCTGATCTTGTCATGACAGTAACAGACGGGGCAATCAAAGGTTTGCCGCAGCGAACGCATTTCACTCAAC